CCATATCTTGGGTTATGCCTAGCAGGGTGCTCATAGTCATATTGGAAGTGAGTTGGTAACTCATCCTTACCTAGTGTGGCTGTCTTCTTCCTATTGCGCTCACAAGCATCAAAGAACTCATTCTTCTGTTGGTTAGGAGTACCAATCTTGATCATGGTCGCATTGGTACTCGCACCCATTGGGTGAATACTCTTGCGTATCTTATAATTGCTTATATCCTGAGTTTCTTCACAATTATGAGATAATACGCCATTTGCAAAAAAGTTACTTGTACTTGTCTTTATGTCGTAGACATATTCGGGTGCTTCTTCTTCCTTGATCGAGATAAGTCGTACGCTTTCTTTCTTGCCCTCCGACAAGAGTCGGAGCATACGGGGTTGCTCAAAGACTTCCTGTATGGGATGAAGCTCTCTCCGCAAATGACACAGTTCAATCTCCTCCCAAGTATCAGCTTGTACTTCATGGGCTGAATGATAAATGGATCTATCATTTCTGACATTTTCGCTAGTTCCCTCACCCGAAACCGAAGATACTCTCCCGATTTTGATGGAGCTATTATCGGCGCAAACCCAACTAGACTCTCTATCCTCTCTTGAAGCAAACGAACACTCTTTGGATCGAACCCATCTGTCGATAAAGAACCTTGATTTCCACTCCCCATTGCCCCACCCCAACAAGACCCATCGTCCATCCATAAATAAGCTAGTGCTTCCAAGCCTATTCTCTCGGCAACTTGAGGCGTTATTACTCTTTTTCGATCTTGATATAGCAGTTCGTAGTAATCTACTAAGGATTCGTGACAACTTGTCCTTAATCGTGCCCACATAGAACCTTTTCCTGGATTCTCTCTGTGGGTCACCTTTGGATTCAAAGGGGATAGTTTCTCCGCTAGGTGTAAAACATACTCCGATTGATTTATTGAGTGATTCGTTTCGTAACGGGGCGTTTTCGACCCTTTCGTTGGATAACTTAGGGAAGAATCTCCTAGAATTGTACCTATTAATACTTGATCCACTGTAATGGCCCTCCTGCTTTTTGGGTTGTAGGGCATCATTATAAAGTGAGAATAGGGTGCTTGTCAATACATAACCATAACCTCTAACCCACCATAAGTGATCACCAGTAGAAACTACCTCAACACCATCATCAAATTGTAGTCGGTAAGTTTTTTCATATGGAGTAAACTTTTGATGTGCTAGTACATCGGCCCAAACGATTTCTCCTGTATCGTGATCTAAAGCTCTGACTTTACCATTGTATTTAGAATCAACAACCTCTTGTATAGTTATTTGACCATGATCTAAAGTTTCAACTAAGGTTGACCCATGTAAACAAATAATTAGATGATAGGTCTTACCCTCTATGTTGGATTGTGGGCCTGCACTATTCGCATCCACAAAGCTTCCATTAGGTAGCCTAAGAACCTTACGACCGCCTTGTAAGTCAATACCAAGCTCTGGGTCTTTCAATACCTGCATCATTGTCTCAGATTGCATACGATTCGCCATGCGACTATGCATTACGCCCGCCAATTCATAGTTGGGCGCAAAGATACCTACCCAAAGACCTCGCTTAAACTTATTGATTCGGTCATCCTCTTTAAGGCCAGGTGTCTTGGCTAAAGTCGGTAAGATTACACTCAAACCAACAACAGCCACCGATACCGATTCAGTCTTACCACTCTGACGAGCAAACAAAGCAGTAATCTCATCACCATCCTCTAAGATCACCGATTGGCATATCCGCCTAGCAAAGTTCTCTTGGTATGGGTACAGAGAGACACCTGTAGCTTCCAAACAAAACTGAAAGCACTTCTCCGCTACATCTAGCAGTTCTTCCCTAGTGAGTATATGTCTTGGTGCTTTAGGTTTTCTGCCCTTTGTCTTTTTCTGTATCTCCACGATTACTTCTTTCTTTTCTTCATCTGCTCTTTGGCCTTTACATATAACTCTTTATCAGCAGTTTTGGTAGTCTTACCGCCTTGCACAAAACTTAAAACCCTAGCACGACTCCAAGCAACCTGTGATGCACCTGGTCGGTGACCTGTGGCCCAAGCCCTTGCACCACGCTCATGTACTGTTCTGAGAATAGGTAATGGGTAGCCAGTAGACTTAGCTACCGACTTTAAATAAGCTTCCTTACCCTTGCCATTCATGTTTTCTTCAATCTTCTTCTTCAAACCGCTCTTTTTAGCTTGAGTTGTATATTTTGATGGCTTAGTTTTAGCTTTATCATCACCTTTCATTGGTGAATAACTAGGCTTCCCCTTTGCTGATGCCTTAGCCCTTTTACGAATCTGAGCTTCACGCTCTTTCTTCTCTTTAGCTGAAAGGCCCGCAGTGTACTTCTTAGGAACTTTAGTCTTAGATTTAGACGTACTTGGTTTTCTAGCCATAATTATCACCCTTGATCTTATATATATACTTAGTCTTATATATATATACTATATAAGGCAGGACTCAAAAAAGGAAAGACAACTCACATGACCACCAAAGAACAATTCATTTCTCAGCTTGAAAGTGACAAAACCACCTATCAAGAGTTTCCAACAACTTTTTCAAAAGATTCTGACAAAAATGTTGATCACCCAAACCACTATCGACCAGGTACTTATGAAGCCATAAATGTCATTAACGCATGGGAACTAAACTTCTCACTAGGCAATGCAGTAAAGTACATTTGCAGAGCAGGTAGAAAAGACCCAAATAAGGAAATCGAAGACCTAAAGAAAGCTATCTTCTACATTCAAAGCGAGATTGACCGCATAGAAGCAGATCATAAGTAATCTTCATAAACACCATAAAGATCATCTAGCTGTTCCATAACATCCTCAATATCTTCTCCCACTACCCAGTTTGACCAATACCCACCAAGATCAAGCCGAGCAAAGACTCCCTCGATTCTGGTAGCAGAGGTCATAGGTGGAAAGTAATCCTCATGGTCTTCTATTGCGCTCTCAATGGCCTTTAAATGCTCCTCATTGAGACTTTGGCCTACTTTGGGTAGTTCGATACTCAAATCAAGCTCCTTGTCCGTTAGAGCCAATTCTCCGCCCGCATGGACAATCTTAACTCCATCAGCAATCTTCTTATCTATATTCATTTGTACTTACCCTTAGACTTCTTCTTACCCTTAGAAGCCATAGACGCTCGTACAGCCCTACCCTGCTTCTCTGCTTCCTCTTTAGTCTTATAGACTTTTCCTGTCTTTCCCCAACGATAGCCACCCTTAACTTTATACACAGGCATTAGCGATCATCCCCACTTCCAGAGATTACACCCCTATTCTTACGACTCGCTAGCTTCTCTACGTTCTTCTTAGCCACAAAGTCTAAGGCAAGATTCAACTCAAAGCTTAGATTCGCAATATACCAAAGCACATCGCCCAACTCTTTAGCTAAGGCCATTCGATCATCCGCACTTACCACTCCACCTTTGTCACGAATAATCTTCTTAATCTTGTCTGCTACCTCTCCCGCTTCACCCGTTAAACCTAACGCACAATATGTTAAACCATGCTCTTTGGGATAAAGTGCTGTCTCTCTTGCCTTGTTTTGATAATCATTCATATCCATTTGGAATACCCTTTGTCATTTTTAATTCTATAACTTCAATAGCCATTTCATTCAGTTGAGTCTCTAGGTCTTTGGCCCCTCTGTCAAGTTCAGCATCCATAACCTTAATCTCTAATAACACTGGCTTACCTTTGCGCTTACTACTCTCAGCTATTGGCATCGCATAATCCTCACCATGTAAAATGGCCTGATAAATCAGCGCACCGCATACCCAAAGCATCACTAAGGCTACACCTTTAATCATACTACTTAGCATTTTTAATGTCCGTTAAGAGATCTTTCATAAAGTTCATAGTCACAGCCATACTCTTTAGAGAGATCTGATTCTCCTTAACCAACTCTAAAATCTTCTCCTGTTGGGCTTCTACTTTCTCTATTCTACTTTCATTAGACTCTAGCTCTCTTTTCAGTAAAGCTATATCCACAGATAAAGAGTTCACCCAAATCATCGCTGGTAATAAACCTGCGCTTAAAATCTTAAATACTAAGTCCGTATTAATGTTCATAACTGCTCTCCAAGCCATTAGTAATCAGTGTTAGCGTATTATAACTTACTCATCATTTTCTTAAAAGATGAGAAATAATACTTGTCATATCAAAATTATGCTGTTATCACCAACCACCTATCTTGTGTATGCACAAAGGAAAATGAAATGAAAGAAACACCTTGGGACATTGTCCTCATTACACCCAATTACCTCGAAGCTAAGAACGAAGTCGAGATCTGGATTGAACGTGGCTATGGCACTCAGTTCTCAAAGTTCAAGAAGCAAATCCAAATCAAAAAAGGTGGCCCTGCCCAAGCACTCTACATCGTAAGAAAGAGAGTAAAACCATGAGAGAAGTTGTTATCAAAGACACTAGAGATCCAAGACCTTATCATTGGGTCAGTATTTACCACGCCAATGATGAAAGCAAAGAGATCATCGGTCACTTCGATTGCTTTTACGAAGCGACAAGATTCATCAAAGAGAATAACTTTGCAATCGCATACCTCGATGATGATCGACCAAACAAAGGCCAATTTTGGGGAGTAAGGGTATTCAAATGAATCCTATTACTATCTCTCTGCCAGGTACACCCGTTCCAAAAGGCAGACCAAGATTCGGCAACGGTAGAGCTTACACTCCAAAGAGAACTAGAGATTATGAGAACGCCCTAAAGGCACTCATTAAAGAACAAAGCATACAAGGCCCAATAGAGGTCACCATTAATGCAATCTTCCCTAGACCTC